CAGTACATCTATGCGGCGCGGTGGGATGGTATTGCGCCGTGGATAGAAGTCCTCAAGGGCGACCATCATGCTCTGAACATGGGATACGCCGGCTGGCCGACGGTGACAGAGGCTGAATGGGCAGCGCAGGAAGTCTTGGAGGGCAGGACATGAAGCAGGTCCTGATCTGGCTCTGCTTCTTTGGCTTCGGCGTAGCACTTGCTCTCCTGCCTTTCTTTGTCCTCTCGGGTCTTAGTACATAATGACTGCACCTACCGACAACATTCCTATTACTATCATCCAGGATGCGTACTTTGACGCAGGCCTACTGTCGGAAGGTGATTCCATCAACGGAGAACAGTTAGTCTCAGGTATGCGCCGACTGACTGACTTGATCAACCTGTGGCAGACGCAGGGAATTAAGCTTTGGCTCAACGTAGACACAGTAATCGTCTTGCTCGCTGGGACGGGCACCTACACGTTGGGACCGGCGGGAAGCGTTGTGATGGTGAAGCCCACCCGGATTCTCGATGCGTACTATCTGAGCAGTGACTCAATTCGCAGCCCGTTGGTGTCGCTGGCTTGGGCCGATTATATTCAGCTGGGCCAAGTCACACAAACCGGCCAACTTAACTCGTACTTCGTCGATAAGCAGGCGACGCAGCTTAGTGTGACTTTCTGGCCTATCCCCGACGCGGCGGCGGCTCTCGGAACTGCGCATTTACTCTTGCAGACTCAGGTTACGAATTTCATCTCGGTTACCGAGACAATGAACTTCCCGGTGGAGTGGCGGATAGCGCTACGTTGGGGCCTTGCAGACGAGCTGGCGACTGGCCAACCCCAGGCCATAATGGATCGTTGCCAGCAGCGTGCAGAGACCTATCGGGCGCTACTGGAAAACTGGGACGTGGAAGATGCGCCTGTACGTTTTACCCCGGATCAGCGGGCTACGCAAAGCACTGGAGCATTTCGGTAATGCCTCAAGCTCCTACTGTTGCGCTTCCTAAGCGACTTCCGCTTGTCGTTCAGCCCGAGAACCGGGATGAGTCGACAGCGAAGGATGCGAAACTGATCAATGCCTACGTGGAAAAAAACGCGGCAGGAGATGAGATGTGGATTTTCAAGCGCCCCGGCTTGCTGCAAACCGGCACGACTCAAGCAGGAAATGGGTACGGGGTCTACAACTGGCTTGGCGACATCTACACGATTTTCGGTGCTACGATGTATAAGAATGGCTTGGCCTTGAGTGGAACCTTGAACACTGCTGGAGGCGTGTATCGATTCAGTCAGTCTCTGGGTGCGACGCCACGGCTGCAGTTCGGGAATGGCGCGGCCTCATATAACTATGATGCTAGTGCTGGAATCGTAGTGATTAATCCCTTGACAACGGTAACTGCAGGGAGTTTTGTTGTAAGCGTAGAATACACGATTCTGACGGTCGACACGACAAACTTCACGCTGATCGGAGCTTCGGCGAATACGATAGGCGTGGTCTTCACAGCAACAGGCGTAGGCACAGGTACCGGCACGGCGACGGCTCCGAATAACTTTCCAGTAACCACAGTCAAGGGATGGGCGTACCTAGATGGCACGACCTATGTCATGAATGCAGATGCAAGTATTCGTGGTTGTACCGCACTGAATGATACGACAAGTTGGACTGATCTGCTGAATCGCTTGACTGCGCAGATCGAAGCAGATGGTGGCGTAGCGTTGACGAAGCAGTTGGTCTATGTCCTTGCCTTGGGGCAATGGTCGACGGAAGTTTTCTACGATGCCTTGAATGCGACAGCTTCGCCCCTAGGGCCTGTGCAAGGGGCGAAGATTAATTACGGCTGTGCGAACCAAGACTCATTGCAAGAACTTGACGGGATACTCTTTTGGGCCGCGACGAACCGCTCGGCGTCAGCTCAGATCCTGATGCTTGAGAATCTTAAACCACAAATCATCTCGACTAAACCGATTGAACGACTGCTCGGTGAAGTAAGTTTCGCCGCCGGGAACGTCTTCTCCTTCACACTCAAATACGAGGGCCATCGGTTCTACGGGATCACATTGAAGGCCGAGAACGTCACATTGGTTTATGATCTCGTGGATAAACTGTGGGCACAATGGACAGATTCAGCGGGGAATTACTGGCCGATCGTGTCTACAACTTTTAATTCAAGTTTGGGCCGGATTCTCCAGCACGAGACAAACGGGAAGCTTTATCTGATGGACGCAGAATATTTCACTGATGATGGAGCTATGATTACAGTGGATGTCTACACTCCGAATTTTGACGGAGGGGTTCGTCGCCGGAAGCAGCTTAGTATGCTGGAGTTCATTGGAGATCAGACGCCAGGGAGTACGTTGCAGGTTCGCTCGAATGATTGGGATTACGCGGCAAGTCGTTGGACGAATTTCCGTCGGGTAGATCTGAGCTTGCAAAAACCGATTCTGACGAACAATGGAACTTTTATGCGCCGGGCATATCACTTGCGGCACCAGTGCAACACACGTCTGCGCCTCCAGGCAATTGAACTTCAAATGGACCTCGGAACGCTATGAGTACCTTTCAACCGCCGCCGACGTGGGCTTTGCCAGTTCTCGTGGACGAGCAAACAAAGATTGCTCAGTTCAATCCCATCTGGTTGAAGTGGTTTGTGGACTTAGCGCAAGTGCTTACGTCAATTGGTGGAAGTAGTGGAACGGTTAATCATAATACTACGGGAGGGAAACAAGGCGGCGGATCAAGCGAGTTTTATCATGTGACGCAGGCTTTGTACAACGCACTGATTGCAGGATTCACGGGTACGGGAAAGCTGGTGAGGGAGACCGGGGCGACTCTTGTAACACCCACATTAGGCGCGGCTACAGGAACAAGTCTTAATGCCGCTGTTATTGGAGCTGTAACGCCGGCGGCCGGCACCTTTACTACAATTAAAGTGACTGCTGTAGCAGGCTACCAGTCCAGTGACGGGAGTTCCGGCTTTACAGGAACTGTTACAACGGCGAGTCTTGTGGGCAAGACCCTCACGATTAAAGACGGAATCATAACAGGATTCGCTTAAATGCCTAGCTACCTTGACGACTACTCTTTCAGTATCGAAAACTTTCAGAGCTTGCTGGAAGAGCTGTATCCGCTTTGGCGCGCTCATCATAATGAACTAGTGGGCGGGGCGATTGCACTTCAGCCAAACGTAGAGCAGTACATTCAATTGGAGAAGGGGCGACGTCTTGTTATCTTCACGGTACGGGACAAGAGTGCGGAGCTTGTCGGGTACGCTTTCTTTATTCTGTCGCAGCATCGCCATCGTACACAGGTGATAGGAGCAGAGAACGATCTTCTCTTTCTATCCAAGCTACACCGCAAGGGCTGGCTGGCTACGAAATTTATGCAGTATTTTGAGAAGATACTCTTTGCTGGCGCGGTAACACAAATTACTATGCGCACAAAGTCGAAAGCTTCCTTTGCCCCCGTGCTTGTTAAAGGTGGCTATAAACAAGAAGAAACGTCTTACATTAAACGAAAGGTATAATCATGGGCGGCTTTTTTGATGACATAGGTGACTTTTTTAGCGACATTGCGGGGCCTGTTGCTACGATAGCGTCTTTTATTCCGGGTCCTTGGCAGCCATTTGCAATGGCTTATAAAGGGATAGATGCCCTAGCGAATAATAATCCCTTGGGGGCCGCGCTGTCGTTTGCGGGAGCGGGAGGCTGGGGCGATTTCGGCGGATGGGATGGCGCTACTGACGGCTACGGCATAGACTTTGATGGCGGATGGGGTGGCGCTACTAATAGCTATGGTATGGAAAACTTTGGCAACGAATTCGGGTTGAGTGACTACGGTAGTTACGGCGGGGGGGATGCTAGTAACTGGTTCGGTTCCCCCGATGCTTTCGGTGTAGGCGATTTTAGCCAGTATGCTTCGGGTCTGTCCGGCCTGAGCATGCGTGGGGGCATTGACTACGGATCTTCTGATGCAGTAAATCAGCTCGGAGCGTTTGGAGAAGCTGGCTTCAACTGGGGCAATGCGCAGTCTGCATTAAAACTTGGAGGAGCCGCCATGAATATCGGCTCGGGCCTTTACGGCATGAGCCAAGCAGACCAGCTTCGCAAGCAAGCGCAACAGGCAGGACAGCGGAGTGACCCCTGGGGGAATTCCGGCGGTCGCGGACTAGCCGACCAGCAACTACAAGAACTAATGCGAAATCCTGGACAGGTAATGTCTCGTGATCCAAGCTACGACCTCCGTATGCAGGGCGCGCAGAGGGCAATGGCCCCGCTAGGGCAAGATTCAGGGGCGATGGCCGTAGCCGGGGCGAATGCTTCTACTGACTGGTATAATCAACGGTTGCAACAACTGGGCAGTTTAACTGGCGCTCCTGGAAATCCGGGCGGTGCGCAACAGACAGAGATGCTAGGCCAACAGTCTGCTAATGATCTTGCTTCAAGGTCCATTGCTTCTATGGGTTACGGGGTAACGAGACTCGGCGGTGGCGGGCAGCAAGCTGATTACGATAAATTCCAGGAATGGATGCAAACGCGAGGAGGCCGGTAATGGCTGATATGTTTGGCGCCCCTCTTGGCGTGAGGGCCGCCGAGGAGGACATGCGCCAGAACGTCGCAGGGGCGCTGAGTGCGCAGAAAACCCTCGGCGAGATTGCAGCACAGCCAGCGCAGCAACAGATGACGGAAGCGCATGCGCGACTGTACACAGCGGAGGCGGGACAGAAGGAAGCCGCCGGAGCCGATCAAGCGCGCTTGGGCCAGTTGATGCTGAAATATCGTGCACAGTCCGGCCTAGCTGCGGTTGGGCAAGGTGCGTCGAAGCCTACAGCACAGGGCTTTTTAGACTTCGCAGAAGCAGAAGGCGGGATTAGTCCTACGACCCTGTTTGCTTTGCAAGAGAAGACCGCTGCGCGGGCGAAGCATGAGGCACAAACAGCGACTGCACAAGTGGAGCAGCAGTTGAAGCAACTGGACGTGGAAAACAAGACGAACGAGCAAATGGGCAGCTTGGCGACTTCGATGATGCGAAGTGATCAGGGGTATCATCAAGGAAAATTGTTGTTGCTTAACAATCCGAATCTTCCGCCACAGCTGCGGGAGAAAATCATGGGATTGCCCCAAGCAAGGGAAGAGGGGCTGGTGCAACTTCAGCAGTTCCTTGATCGAAGCATGACTCGAAAGGATGCCCTGGCGGCAAAGCGGGAAGAATTGCGTGTAGGGATCTATGACACGCGGAGTAAAGCACAGAATGCGGCGTCGTCGGCGGCGGCGAAGCTGTCCGGGATTAAGACAAAGCAGGCGCAACTTGACTACGACGATGCGCAGAAAAACGGCGGAAAGTATTCGAAGCAAGCACAAGATCGAAAAGATCGTGCAGCGACGGCACGGGACCTTGAAGGAGCGGCGAAGCGGAGTTTGGACTTCCCGCCGGCGCCTCCGGATCTGAAACTGCTGAAAGAAAATAAGTCCTACACGGCAGCCGATGGGTCACTGTTCAAATGGATGCAGGACTCGGATGGGAATCTTGGCCCAAGATGGATGACCGGGCCAAGGGGTACAGCGCTGGGAAGGGAAGCCGCCGTAGTGGCTGCTGACGAAATTGACGATGAGGGGGATGAGTGATGGGCTGGCTAGACGACCTGCAGCAATACGTTAGTCCGTCTCCGGTAGGGCCGCTTTCGGCAGAGAACCAACGACGGATCTTTGGTGGAGCGCCTGAGCCGAAGGCGACTCCTGCAAAGACTTCGCTGACAAACGCGGATCATATGCGAATCTTTGGGGCGGCTGCTCCTGCCGAACGCCCTAGGAGTGGTTTCGTAGATTTCATTACTGACCCAGCGGAGTGGAAGAAGGGCGGAGAGACACTGCTTCGTGACGCGACCTCAGCGGGAGAGTTCCTTGGCGCCGGCATCGGGATGGCCGTAGGGTCTGTGGCCGGTGGAGCCCGGTCTGCGGAGCAGCAGTTTAAAGGAGTACCTCGTCGTGAGGCCTTGCAAGCTGGCGCAGAAACTGCGGGACGCGTCGGCGCGGCAGTCAATCCTATGACGTTTGCCAAGAATCTTCTCGGTTACGAGCCTGATCCTTCCGCGATCGACAAGGCGATGGAATCCCTCAGTAAGGGAATTCATCATTACGGCGAGAAGGTGGAAGTCGGAACGGATCGAGTGTTGCTAGCGGAAGATGTAGATGCTTTTGCAAGCGCACTGATGGGAGGGATGTTCGGAAGAAGCACAATTCAAGCAATTAGTAAAGGCGCGCAAAAGTTAGGGCCTCCGAATTCGCTCGCTATACCGCAACCACTTGGTCCGATTAAGGATGCCCTGGCGACGGATCTCGGGGGGCAGTCGCGGGGCAAGTCGCCAGTTTCGGCGGAACGCGCGAGTTATGCGGATGTAACCCGCGCGGAAATTCCCGAGGTCCCTGAGCAGCTCGGCTTCCCGAAGCGCTCTGGGCCAGAGTCCGTGGACGTGACAAAAAAGAGCCAGGTGAAGGAGATCTTTGACGAAGCCAAGAAGCGTGGAGGCCTTGTCGTAGGAGAGGGGGATCTGGCAGATATGTTCGCGGGGCGCCGGACACCGCAGCAGGCTGTAGCGGAATCACAGGCTCGAATTGCAAAGACTCGGATGACCGAAGGAACGGTGCTAGGAGAAGAAGTTAGTGGAACAGAAGCTCGCCCACTGCTTGATGTAGAAGGTCAGCCTCTGCGCGACGCCTCCGCTCCGGGCTTCACTCGTCCTGCGGAGGCCTTGATCGCAGAACACAAGGCTGCTCAACGTGCCGCTGCCTCCGTGATAGATGCGCAGGGTCAGCCGCTGAATCAGGGACTCGACCGCTTCGGACGCCCTGATCCAAGACTACTAGGCGCCTTGGGCGTGACAGCAGCGACCTGGGCTGCGATGGACCCAGAGGCACGGGACACGTTGGCCGCCGGAGGACTGATCGCCGCGACCACACTGGCGCGAGGGGAAGGTTCGACCTGGAAAGTACTAGGCGAGGGCACTCCGTATAATTGGAATTTGTCCAGGTATATTGACCCAAATCAGATCAGTTACAGCAAGGCCGAGCTGACGCAGAAGCTGGGGAAGGTCCCGAAGGAAGAGGCGGCGGTGATTACGACAATACTGGCGGGGGCCCCGGAGGGCGCGCGGATCTCGGCGAAGGATCTGCTGGAAGGACTGATGGAACGAACAGCGGACTGGAAGCTGAAGACGAAGGAGACTTCGGAGTATGCGTCATACGGACTGGAAGCTATAAGACGCAATTCTTCCCGCAATGAACGGACTAGTACCACCACCCTTTTCCTTCTTCCTGAGCATCTGCAGCTTTCTGACGCGAATCACTTTAGTAACAAGCGCTACTTCGGCCACACGCGAAGCTTCATTGAAGACGGTAAGGTCCATGTGGTGGAGCTGCAGAGCGATCTAGCGCAAAATGTTCGGCCGCTGAAAGAAGGGGAACGGCCGCTGGTGGAAGCGGAGCTGGCGAAGGTCCGGGAAGAAATTATTGACGTGGAGGCACGCTGGAA